CAACTGACACCCGCCACCGAACCCTTCTACGTGGAAGAGGACTACGACGAAGACTTGTTGCAGGTGGTGCGTGCCAAGACGGGATATATCCGATTCATAAGATACGACGATACCGATGTTGACGACCTGATACCGACGACAGAGACCGACCGATATATAGAACTATACAGGAATAATCTGACTATATTCAGGGGATATTTGCAACCGCAGTCATACGAAAAGACTGTGAACTATGCCGACAGTGGCAACCCTGGCGAGGAAATGGAGATAGCCTTCACGTCGCCACTCGGCATCATCAATGACTTGGAGTTCGACAAGGAGACAACACCGCAGACGTTCACGCTGGCAGCCGTGTTGAACAAGGCACTTGGCAAGATGGGAGGCTCGGAGGGAAGCCCCTACCAATATGTATATTTCCCGCGAGCCAGCAACTCTGACAGGATGCTGTTCACCACCACCATCAGCAGCCTGCTCATATCGCCATTGTCGGAAGACAACGTCCACGGTTACTCGCTGACGCTGAGCGACTGTTTCGACCAGCAGACGGTGGGATATTTCATCGAGGGATTGGCACATGCCTATGGCTGCATCGTGCATGAGGTAGCCAACGCGCTCGTCTTCAGCCGATTCGATTTCGACGACCAGTTCCAGAAATACGAGCGTTACGCCGTAGGAACAAGCGGTTGCATCACCATCGACAATCCTGGCGAAGTGGCTTTGTCGCCGTCCTATCTGATAGCAGTCGATAATGTCGCAAGCACTGTGCGCCCATTGCGTAAGTTGGAAATCAACTACGAGGGCGACTTTAACGTGGAACACCACATGTCGTTCCAGCACTGCCAGCGCAGGACGGGCAACGATGCCTACCAGAAATACGGACTGGCAACGAACATTCCCGTGCTGACGGCCGAGGTCAACGTGCCATACGTTCGCGATTCTTGCAGCGTGTCGGCAACCAACGGCAGACCTATCTACACGGGTGGCTATCTGATAGCATACGGGAACGGGTCGCTGAGCGAGATGGCACTCTTCTGCTTCAACTCCGAGCAGACGGGACATACCTACAACAACGGCGACGTGTTGCTGGAATGCGGATTCTTCGGTTACATCGGTAAGACTGCCAAACTGAGCATCGAAGTGAAATGGGGCGAAAACATGAAACTGGAAAATCCCGATATTCCTGAAATCGTCCAGTCCGTCGCCAACGTCCGAGTGCAAGCCAACGGCAAATACTTGTCGTCAGACGGCACATGGGTAGCCTCGGTAGCCAATGCCGCACAGATAAACTTGCGGACGCTGAAAGAGAACGGCGACCAGTTGTTCACACTTGAAGTTCCTTCGTATGGAATAACAGAGCAGGTATTTCCGCTGAAGGTGAGCATCGTGCAGAGTTCGCTCGGAGCGTTCCAAGCGAGCTATCTGGTGGCATTTTCCGATGTCAGTCTGTCGTATTCAGCCACCAGCAACGTGACGGACTACGTGTACGAGGGCTCCAGCCGCAATCCCCAAGTGCTGAAAGGCGACGGACTTGAAGAGGACAGCATCGACGTGCCATTCAGCCCCTATTTCCTGAACTCCCATTCGCTCTATCCGCAGATAAGCTACAATATTCCCGACTATAGGTACATGTTCAAGCCCCAGCGCATCATCCGCATCACCATACCGGGCGTCATGCCTACCGACCCAGAATATCTGCTGTATCTGCAAAAGACGATGTTCAAGGGAACCCCCTACCGTATCACCGCCATCAGTTACGATCCGTGGAACGACGAGCGAACCCTGACCATGCACAATTCAGAAACTCTAAACGAATAAAACGATACGATTATGTTAAAAGGAAACGACATTATAGTAATTCTTAACGGGGAAGCGATAGCAGCCACCAAGAGTGACGAATTGCAGGTGGGATGCGAGTCCATTCCTATCTCTTCACCAACCACTGGAGACTGGACCGATGTTATCGCAGGACGTAAGTCGTGGACACTGACCACAGGATTCTTAATTGCAAACCAACTCAAGTTCTTCGACGGTATAGACATGGTTGGCATGTACGTCATTCTTCGTATTAAACACAGAACTGGAAGTGTATGGTATGAAGGAACGGCACTCTGTACGCAATTCCGAGTGACAGCAACCAGAGGAAATTTGGTTCAAGGCTCATTCGCTTTTCAAGGTAAAGGGAAACTGGAATTTACTGAGCCCGACTAAAAGCAAACCCCGACAATGTTTCGGGGGCTTGTTACGCATTGACGTAACACGTCCCGTCTGTTGCGATGTTATCGCAACCACTTCCCAACCACCTCGCAACCACCTCGTCAGAATCCCACAATCACCTCCCCGTCCCAGTCGGCATTCACCACAAACGAGAAGTCCGACTGCGTGGCAGTCCAATCTCCATCACCGAACAGCTTCCCTTCATACGTCGTGATGCGGTTCCTCGTAACAGGCACCGCATCAAACGTCCGTTTCCTGAGCACCGTCCCGTCCGACGTGGTAGCCGATATAGTCATCTTCAGCGTCCCCGTTTCGCTCATATACGGAAAGGTAAAGAACTGATGCAGGCGTAAGTCATTCTTGATCCTACGCTCCGACTGGTTCGACTTCGTAATCCCCTCCAGCGTCGTAGGGTTCACATTCGCCGACCCGCCCGAATAGTCAGCCTTAATATACCAAACATCCTCCGGCAGCACCTCATCCGTCAGATGCAGTTGCACCATAGCTACAGCCCTGTGCATCGGCAGCGTGAACGAATGGCTCTCGCCCGAAACCTCCACCGTACTGACATGGCAGAACGTGTCCGTCAGTTTCTCGCCGTCCTGGGCCGTAAACTGCACCACCTCCGGCGACTTAATAGTAGCCGACCGCGCCGACGAGTGAGCCACAGCCACCACGGTATAGGTCCCGTCAGCCAACTCAACCGACAGCCGCCCAAAGTCATCATCATCCTTCGTCTGTGTCTTGACAGTAGAAAACACCTTCTGCCCGTCTTCATCAAACAGTTGCACATTCAGTTTCGAGGCATGAGCCGCAATCCCCGAAACCGCCCGTGTCACTCTGTCCCCGCCCATCATCGTGAACTCCAGCACCACACCCCCCGTGTCCGCCGTATCTCCGTCGGGCAAAATCGGTTTCTCACACCCAGCCATCACCACAGCCGCCATCGTGACCGCCACCACTTTGTCCATTGCGCGGCATTTTATGCCGCAGAAATTAAAACTCCACCGTCTCATAGTCCACCCAGTCATTAACCGTAAATGTCATCACCTCATCAGCCTCCGTGAAGAACGCCCCCCGATACGTTGACCGATACCCCGCACGAATCGGCACATCAGAGAACACCCGCTGCTGCACCACCGCGTCATTGGCATCATAAGCCGTCACCGTAATGTCATGCAGCTCCGCTTCATCACCACCGGCAATCAGAAACACCGATGCCGTAGGCGTACTGCCAGCCGTCAGCGGAAACGACGACACGCGACTCACAGCATTCACACCAAACCCGCCGACATCCCACCTTGTAGGCGACTCTCCCATGTCAACAGCCAGCCGCACAGCACCCTCCGGCACCTTATCCGTAATCTCCAGCCGAAAGTTTCCCACAATCCTTTCCATCAAGCAATTCAGTGTCGTAGTCGTAGCAGGACTGAACGTCTGCGAATAGAAGAACGAGTGCGTCACCTTATCATCTGGCCACGACACCACGCCATTGCTCAGCGTAGCCGCCCCCGCAGCCTTGTGTGCACAGGCATATACCGTGTACGTCTTACTCTTCTCCAGTCTGACCGACAGCGAGGCAAAACCCTCATCCGTGCTCTGCTGGTGTACCGCCTGTACCTCCGTTTCACCATCATATATCCACACATCCAGCCGTGTCGCATAGTCAGCCACCGCCGCTCGCATCATCGGCTCCACCTCATACGGCGAGAACGTCATGCGCACCTCCGCAGTCTCATTGTTCAAAACTTCGCCCGCACCGTCATTCGTGCAAGCAGTCAGCATGGCCACAGCCACCACCGCGAGGGCATAGAATTTCATACCCCCATTAACAATCGCTAATCTTTTGTGTTTTTTCATTTCTGTTTCTTTTTATGTTCCGTATGCCGCAATATCATTGCGGCTCATTATTTTTCTCAAACAGCCGGGCCACCCGTCCGAAGTCCTCATGGACCATCTGTGCCGTCACCTTCGCATATTTTTGAGTTTCCCGCGTCGTGGTATGTCCCATCATCTTCGCAAGGCTCTCCATTGCCACCCCATTACGCAGCATCCACGTCGCAAACGAGTGCCGTGCCAAATGACTATGCAACCGTGTCGTGATACCCGTCGCCATTTGTATAGCCTTCAGCGCGTGATTGTAATCAGCATTGCCAATCTTCGGTGCCTGCATACCATACCGTTCCAGTACCTCCACCACGGGCGGCAATAATACCGACACATAAGCCACTCCCGTCTTCACGCGCTCCTGATTCGATGTCCACACGCCATCCACCTTCTTGTATTGTCGAATGTCAAACCGCTGTGTATCGCTATAACTCATCCCCGTATAGAGCTGGAACACGAACAAGTCGCGAGCCACGCACATCGGCGAACCTGCCATAGGCCGCAGACTCACTATTGCCTGCATCTCCTCATCCGTCAGATACTCCAGGTTCTCGCGCTTTCCCGTCTTAAACTCGCCCGTGCCAATCTTGTCGTAAGGGTTGCGCTCTATCCTGCCCACCCGCATCGCACGGCCAATCATATACTTCATGTATTTATGGTAATTGTAAACCGCCGCGTCACTCAGCCGTTCGGCCACCTTTCCCGCCTGCTTGTCAGCCGTCCGCTGTCTGACAGGCAACGCATGAAGCCAAGTGTCCCACTCATATATCCGCTCAACAGTCAGATCGCCCCACCGCGTCAACTTCCCGAACTCCACCAGCCTGTCATACAGCAGCTGATAGTGTCTTCGTGTTCCTTCAGTCATATTCAGCAGAGGAATCTCCCGCGCCATCCACTCGAGCATCGTCTCAGTCCGTACCGGCTCCTTGGTACCCTCGAAGCATCGTTCTTTGATAATGTTCACGTCTATCGGCCTGCGCTCCTCGATAAACTTGTTTATCTCCTCATTCACCCGCCGCACGATAATCCCCAGCCTATTGTTCAGCGCATCCGCGTCAGGCCGAGCCACAATCGCCCCTGCCCAGTGTTTCGCACGTACGCGCATACCAGTATTAATATAGTAAGACTTCCTGTCAACGGTCACCCTGACTTCGAGTGCCCCTTCATGATTTTTATCTTTTTCAGCCTGACCCCTGCGGTCAAACACTATTCTTGTCGAAAACATATTCTTAAATTATTAAAGTGTAAAACATCGGTTAAAGTGTAAAACATGTGTAAAACATTTGGGTGGAAAATCCGAAAATATCCGAAAATATCCCGAAATCCAAAAACCGCCCTCCAGCAGCCTAAACCCCCGATAAACAAAGAGGATGCTGCCCTTTCCTGCATCATCCTCTTGCTTTTTAAGTGATTCCGGCGGGATTCTGCAAGAGGTCGGAATTATCCTTTATTTAAGGAGGTTTTTCGCGTTTTACAAACGTGGGGTGTAAAACATTTGTGCTCATTTTAGTATATTTTTATTTTGTGGATTGGTTCGTTCTTCAGCTACGCCAATGGTGTATGGGTACTTGGAGAGGTCGTCGGCATTGGACTGGGCAAGGCGGCGTTCAAGGTCGAGGATGCGGGAGTCACGGGCGCGGATGAGTGCGTCTTTGTCAGAGACGGTACGTTCAAGGTTGGCAATGGTGCGCTCCAAGGATTCGATGAGGGACTGCTTCTCGGCAATGATGGTGTCTTTGTCGGCAAGACGGTCGGACATTTCTTGCTTCAGAAGGTTGGTGAGTTCGGCATAAGCAGCGATGGCGGCGTTGACGGAACTGGAGGGGTCAATCATCGGTGATTGATGCGTTTCTTCTTCCAGCGTGAATTGCTGACTACCACGATAGAAGAAGTCGGGATTAAGATTGAATGTGGCGCATAGTTTGTTGATGGTATCGTCGCCAGCATTATTCTGCCCTGTCTTGATTTTGCTGATGGCATTCGGAGAAAGGCCAGCAGCTTTCACGATGTCCTTCTGCGAATATCCCTGAGCCTTCAGTCTTCTGACAGCCTCGAGGAAATAACCGTTGATTTCTTCTTTTGTAACCATATATAACCGCCTATAACCTTAATAAATCTTAAAAAATAACCACAAATAACCATCGTTTCATTTTTAGTTTGTATATTTGCACCCGAAAGCAAGCAAGTAGGCAACGAGCACAAGAATAGCCGTCAGACGTTTAGCCGTCTTTTCAGCAAAAGCGCACACGGCACTTTGCAAAGGTAGTGGGTTGCAAATATACGAAAATATTGTGCTCGTTGTCCGAAAGCAAGCAAAATATTAAGATAAATTAAAACAAATATGGTAAAAGACAAAGTAACAAAGGAGGACTTGATGAAGTTCAACGTGGGAGATCAGAAGGTGTTCACGCTGCCAAACTTTGCGAAGGCTCGCAGTGCTCAGAGCTACGCCAACCAAATGAAGAAAGCGACGATGGGCACCAAGGACCAGCGCGAGTTCAGTGCGGTCATCGGCGACCCAGACCCTGAGACTGGACGCTGTGGTGTGACAATTACGAGAACAGCGTAGTGGTTGCGATGACATCGCAACATACAGGACAAATAAGCGAGCAAGGACTATGGACAAGAAACTGAGAGAGGAGATAGTTGACGAGGTAAAGAAGGCTGTTACACTGTCAATGTTGAGCCTTCAAGAGCAATGGCTGACGGGCGAAGAGCTGTGTAAGCAGTTCCAGATGTTCACAAAGGACTGGCTTCAGAACTATGGCGATTGCCTGCCAAGGAAACGAATCAGGGTGACGCACCTGAACGGAGAGACGCGAGGTTCGCGGTGGGCTTATCCGCGGTTCAAAATAGCGCAGAACATCGTAGACGGTGTGTATGACGATATGAAGCTGCTGAGGTGAGGCAGCATGACCTTGCGACGGAATCGCAAGGCACAGTATAAGGGAAGGATGGCTGAGTGGTCGAAGGCAACACTGGAATAGTCGCTGAAATGGATAGTGCCTCGGATAGGCGGCGAAGAAAGCGTAGGACATCGCGGGTTCGAATCCCGTTCCTTCCACAAACGCCAAGGGACGTGCAGAGTGCAATCCCGGTAAGTAGGCAGAAATAATGTAACATGGTGGATGGTATCGCCTGGGTAACCATAACGGGAGTGACCACCACGAAACGGCATCGAAAGAGACCGACAAGCTGAAGGAGTGGAAAGAGACGGTACCCAATCCGTAAGTACAGCCGGAGGTAACAAGGTAATTTCCGAATCCAGACGCTCACGAGTTGGGCGAGGTGCAACAGGCACAGGGATAGGTAGTAGTGTAAGGCCGAGGGAAGAGTGGGACGTTAGAGAGTAGGCCGAATGAGCCACGGTAATAGTGGTGTATTGAAAGAACGTAACAATAAGGCAAAGCTGGAGAGAAAGGGATGCCAGACAGGGCAAAACAGTTCAGACGGCTTCGGTGATGCTAACCATATATACATGGTGTGCCGCGTGGCGAAATTGGTAAAAGCAGCAACTTCGGTTGTGGCGACGGAGTAAAAACCTTAGCTTGAGGGTTCGATTCCCTCCGCGGCAACAAATTGAATCCTTGCGACGAAATCGCAAGGCACAGTAATAACTAAAACAAAGTACAATTATGAAAGAACTGATTGACATTTTAACGAACGAGGACAAGAGTTTCGACTTCCCCTGGTGGGTTTATGTGTTTGTGGCACCGTTGGTGCTGGTGTTGATGTGCGGACTGGCTGGGAGCCTGGCTTGATGTTGCGATACAATCGCAACTCAACGGACGAAGACTATGAAGTACGACGGACGGAAGCCGGGGAATGGGTGGTGGAACTGCCCGTTTTCGCCTGAATGGGTGGAGCGCATGAAGCGGACCGTGAAGGCTTGCGAGAGGCTGACCGACAAACAGGTGGAAGCCGAACCATCGCTCAAATTCTTAGATGAAGAACAGGATGAGCGCGGGATTCCTCTGTCGTGGTGCCGTGAGTACGAGGCGAGGCATGAAGGATGGCCGGAGTGCTGCGAGGCAACGTATGACTACGACAGCATACCTGAGACAGTGGCGACCAACGGCAACGATGACTGGCCACTGATGGTACATGAGAAGGTGCTGACGGCGTAGGTTTTCCTGCGATAAAATCGCAGGGCAATGGACGAAGAATTTACAATTTAATATATATATAAGACATGAAATTTCAAGGAAGAATCAAGAAGCTGCTGCCGTCCAGACAGGGAGTGAGCCAGCGCACAGGTAATGAATGGAAGGCACAGCCTTTCATTTTTGAGTATTTCGAAAATCCAAACGACCGCTATGCTGACGAGGTGCTGTTAGAGACGTTCGACACGAACATCATTCCGCACCTGAAGGAGAACATGGAGGTGGTCATCGGTTTCGGTCATAAAGTCAGAGAGTTCACGCCGACAACAGGCGAACGGGCAGGACAACTCCAGTATGCCAACGACCTGCGAATCTATTCGCTTCAGAGTGTAGCGAAAGCACAAGCGCAAGCGCATCAGGATGGAATCAGCACGGCGGCTACATCACTGGCACCACAACCAGCAGGAGGGCAAGAAGATGATGACCTGCCGTTCTGACTACTACAAGGAAGACCAGCCGATGGGCTGGCCTTCGCTTTCGAGGGATGCGATGCCTAACAGGGCGTGGGAAGTCTTGCGGCAGAACCGCAAGGCACAGTGACAAGAGAGAGCCTCGATGACATCGCGGCATACAGAACAAGCAACTATGAGCGAAGAAAATAAGATACCACTGCCTGGGGATGAGGAGGCAATACTACAACGGCGACAAGAGATTGAGCCGTACTTGCTGGATGCCACGCAGAACTACCCAGAGCCTTACTACCTTCTGGAATACAACGGCGTGCCGTTCTCAACCCTCGGAGGTATTCAGGCCATCAGCGGTCAGAAGAAGAACGGCAAGACGTTTCTCCTTGCTCAGCTGATGGCGGCAGTCTTAGGCACCGGCATTGATCGAACAAGGACAACGCAGTGTCTTCCAGGATTACGAGTTCCTGACCGTACCATTCAATACCTCGGACACCTGCCGACAGTGCTCTATGTCGATACCGAGATGGAGAAATTGAACTCGGCAAAGGTGCTCCGACGAGTGCATTGGTTGTGCGGCTGGCCGCTCGATATACCCTGTGAGCGTTTTCACGTCCTGTGGCTGCGTTCCGTCACCGATGTAAAGGATGACAAGGGAAACATCAAGGAACGCGCCTACGAGAAGCGATACAGGCTCATACGGCAAGCCATTGAGGTGCTGAATCCTGACGCTGTATTCATTGACGGCATCCGCGACATCATCAGCGACTTCAACGACAACGAGGCCAGCAGTGCATTGGTCACCGACCTCATGGCATTTGCGGAGCAGCGACAGATATGTATCTGGAACACGTTGCACATGAACCCTCGCCCGAAGAATGACGACGAAAGCAAGATGCGCGGACACCTTGGAACGGAGCTTGGCAACAAGATCACCGACACGCTGGTATGTATCAAGCACAAGGAGAAGGACGGCACCGTCTATTTCACCGTTAAGCAGGACGATGCCCGTGGCAAGGATATGGAAGACTGGGAGTTCGTGGTGACTGAAGCCGCCGGAGCACTTGGTGTTCCTCAGATGCGAGCCGTGGCAAGCAATGTTGACTTGCAAGACTCCAAAGTACAACAGGAACGCATCGAGGCGGACGACCTTTTCAAGCTCTACCACTGGACATCGACTGGAGCCACATGGACGGAACTTCGTAACTTTGCATTGTCGAAGGGTATGAAGGAGCGCAAGTTCAGCGATCTGTTGAACATCGCGGGTGAGTCTGGTATAGTTTATAGAACGGACAAAAAGAAATATCACTATAACGGACTGAACGGTCAACAACCTACCGACAAGACTGATGATTTACCATTCGAGCCAAGTACGGAAGAAAATCCCGATTTCTAATCAACTCCCCGTTTAGCCGATTTACCTTACTCCCACGGTGTACCCCTTATAGGGGTACCCGTGGAGAGTAAAGGTTAAACCGTCACACGTGCGACGCGCGCATGCGCGTTCTATGGTTTTACAGATAATTTTTATTGACTGACCTATGCCAAAGATACCCGACGAAATCGTTAAGCGCATACAGGACGCGGCCAAGATTGAGGACGTGGTGAGCGACTGCGACGTGACACTCCGCAAGGCGGGCGTGAATCTCACAGGGCTGTGCCCGTTCCACGACGACCGGCACGACGGCAACTTCATCGTCCGTCCATCGACCATCAGCGAGAAGCGGGGAGGCAATACCTACCGATGCTTTGTCTGTGGTGCGAAGGGTGGACCGGTGACGTTCCTCATGGAGCACGAGCGGCTGTCGTTCCCCGACGCTATCCGATGGCTCGGAAAGAAATATTGCATCGAGGTGGATAATGTGCCCGTGAACTACACACCACCACCACCACGACCCGCACCGCCACCGCTGCCACCGCTACTGATACCGCGCAGTTACGTGAAACGCACAATGGAGATAGGCGGCGACAATACGCTGTTCATCTATTGGCTGAAACATCTGCCGTGGGATGATGAGCAGCGGGCGCGACTGGACGAAGTTCTGTGGATGTACTGCGTGGGAGGTTGGCGCGACGGACGGGTAGTGTTCTGGATGATTGACAGCGATGGCAACCCACGGGCTGCAAAGCTCATGCGATACCTGCCCGACGGACACCGCGACAAGACGCAGCATCCCGGATGGATATACAATCAGGACGGATGCCGCCAAGCACTCGACCCCGACAATCACGAGATCATCAAGCCGCTCTTCGGCTCCCATCTGCTCAGCCGCTACCCGCAAGCCGTGGTGAACATCGTGGAGAGCGAGAAGACGGCTATCATCATGGCTACCTACTACGGCGGTCACGACCAGCAGCTGTGGCTCGCCTGTGGTGGACTGAAGCACCTCCAGCTCGACAGTATGCAGCCGCTTATAGACCAAGGGCGCACGGTATGGCTGTGGCCCGACAAGGACGGGCGCGACGAATGGCAGGAGGTGGCCGACAAACTGGGCTACGACAAGTGCCGAGTATATACCCACTTCTTTGATACCTGTTGGACGGAAGCCGACGGGCAGAAGGCTGACGTGGCCGACATCGCCATCCGCATGATGCGGACAGGCGACAAACCAAGACAAACAGGCGAAG